ACGACCTCTTGCAGCGTTCGGACGTGATCCTGAACCTGAATCACTCCAACATGGTTCCCGACGTGCTTGGTCGCTGTCGCAATGGCAAGGGCACACTCTCGCTCGAACTGCGGGAGAACAAGATAGACTGCCGATGCGAGCTGCCACGCACCAACAACGCCAACGATGCTCTGGAACTGATGCGTCGTGGCGACATCACCGGTATGTCGTTCGCTTTCGAGGACGACTGGCAGGACAGTGAGAACGGCGTGAGCTACGAGCGCACAGCCGAGACACACAACGGCAAGGAGGTGTGGCTGCGCCATGTGAAGCGCATCACCGGGCTCTACGACGTGGCTATCGTAACCCACCCAGCCTATCAGCAGACATCGGTGGGCACTCGCGAGCAGAGCGAGAGCATCGACAAGGCTATCGACGAGCAGCTGAAGCGCGAGCAGAACGACGACGCACAGAAGCAGCGCGAGGCCGAGGAACAGGCCAAGCGAGAGCAGGAGGAGCGCGAGGCCAAGGAGCGCGAAGAGCGCGAACTGCAAGAGCAGGAGCAGCGATTCCGCGAGCAGCAGGCCATGCGTCTGCGCTACAAGGCCCGCCGACTGAACGACGAAATTTTTGAATAACTTATTGTATAATTTAAAAACGTTTTTGGTTATGAAAGAAATGACTAAGACACAGATTCAGGAGCGCCAGCTGGCGATCATGAGTCGCATGCACGAGATGGAGGACAAGTCTCGTGAAGCTAATGATGGCAAGATTCTGTTCAGCGAGCAGGAGAGTGCCGAGTATCGTTCACTCGTTGACGAGTCAGCCGGACTCTCAGCCCGCATCAAGGCTATGTCCAGCGGCAAGGAGCTGCGCGAGATTCAGGAGCGCGAGGAGAAGGGCGCCAAGCTGCGCGAGATGATCAAGAAGTGCGGTATGGAGAAGCGTGCCGAGAGCACCACTGTACTGGCCTTCAAGGACACCACCGCAGGCAACACCACAGCCAACCTCGAGGCTGGTGGCTTGATCCCCATCGAGATTCTGCCCATCATCGACACCAAGGTTCCAGGCATTGAGCTGCCCGACGACCTGAAGATGGCCACAGGCGTGACCGGTACTCAGGTAGTGCCCTACAGCATCAACGACGTGAAGTTCACCGTAGAGGGTGAGGTTACCAAGGTAGGCGAGCAGGCACTCGACTTCGCTCACATCAAGGCCAACCCACAGCGTGTTGCCGCATCTGTTGCAGTGTCATTCCGCGCTATTGATAACGCGGCATTTGACATCATCGCCTTTATCACCTTCAAATTCTCTAAGGGTTGGGCTATGTTCCGTGCTCTGCATGTATATGCTCACGGTCAGTACACCAAGATTCAGTCGCCATTCGGCAAGGTTACACCAGTGGTGCTGACACTCGACCAGAACATCGGTAAGAACCTGGCCAAGGAGATTGCCAAGATGTACGACCTCGGATTTGAGGGCGAGCCCGAGATCATCATGGACAAGACCACCGAGACCGACTTGGCATTCACCAAGCTGATCCCTGGCACCACCGATTCGAGCCGTACCGTTGTGGAGGGTGGCCGCTGCGTAGGCTACAAGTACAAGGTTTCTCCATACGTCGACTATGCAATCGCCAGCGATGGTGTTGCCACTAAGGACGCTACCTACCGCTACATCGCCATCGGCCACTTCGGCTATCTGGCAGAGCAGCAGCATGGTGAGCTGCGTTTCAATATTGATGGAACAAGCTCCGCTAACTTTGACCGAGGTACTGTAGTGATCGGCATGGACACAGACTACAGCCTTACTGAGTTGTCAGGAAAAGTTAACGGCGGCGACGGCACACCACAGGCCTTCAAGCTCATCAAGCTGGTGGAGCCTGCATCAAGCTCTGAACTCTAAACACTCTCCTCGACTTCTTCTGGGATAGTTCCTCCATCGGGCGACTCCAATGCAACAGCAAAGGTTGACCCGCCCGATGGTTCCCCAGGGGAGCGCATAAGTAACAAAACGTATAACAAAGTCAAAACTGATATACATGCTACGACTCGACAAGATATTCTTCGATGCCATCACAGCCGATGCCGATCTGATGCAGGCCGTGGGCGGTCGTGTAAAGTCTACATGCTTCGAGGTACCACCAACGGAGCAAGACAACACACCCCTGCCCTATATCCTGATTATAGACGAAGGCAAAGCACCATCGCAGACTACGAAGGACGACGGATGGATGCCGTACATGTGGCGTGTAGGTGCCGGCGTTATGGTGGCCGCTATCAGTCCCAACGAGGTGGATGCACTTGTGATGAAGGCAATGCAAGCCATCGCCAACCACATTGCATCACTCGATGCTCAGGGTAAGGACATCCCTCAACTTGTGGAGGGAATGCCACAGACACAGGGCGTGCAATGGGACTGGGAGAAACCCTGCTACTTTGATGCGGCACACTATCAGTGCGACGTAGAGAATACAAACGACGACGACGATGACGAAATCTAAGAGCAAAAAGGCACCCAGGGCTCAGATGTGGGACACTATGGACTACACCATCATCACAGGCAAAACCCGCGACGAGGTGGCGCAGAAGTTCCAAGAACTGAAAGCATCCTGTGAGGGTGCATCTCTCATGGCTGGTGCAGTAGGCCGAAAAGCCGACGGTACCTTTGAACTCAGGATTGACTTTATCAAATCTTAACACCATCAATAAAATGGGAACTCTTAAAGGACAAAACTTTCGTATTTGTGTATTCGACCACACCGAGACTGGCGACACTCCCTACGACGTGTATAAGGTGATAGGAATGGCGACCGGGTGCACGGTAACTGAGACGAATAATACGGAAGATGCCAGCCATAAGGATATAGTGGGCGCGGCAGCAATGCCAACCACCACCACCAAGAGCTGGCAGATTTCGTGCGACTCGCTAAACGTGGCCGACACCGCTGCAATGCTGACCGCCATCAAGAGCATGACACCGATGACGCTGATGTGGGACGAGACATCTACGACCGACAACCAGACCCGCGTGAAGGCTACCTTCGCTCGCAAGGGTCAGGCATATCTGTCTGATGTAACCTTCAACTTCAACGACCGCGAGAATGCCACCAAGCAGCTCCAGTTCGTTGGTACCGGTGCAATCGGCAGTCCCGCAGCCAGCGACACCGTTGAGCCAATCGCCATCGGCAGCTACACCAAGGGTCAGTTCGTTCGTCTGTTCCTGGGCAGCGACAACTCGGCAGCACCTACCACCGTCATCGCAGCAGCGAAGACACTGGCGCTCCACGTATCGCTCACTATGGAATCGGCCACAACGAAGGACACTACAGGCGAATGGGATGTGCAGGAGCCAACAGCAATCGCATACGACATCACCACTGGTGCACTGATGCGAAGCGGCGAGACCATCACATCGCAGGTGGCAGCCAAGGCTCTGGCCGACCTCGAGAGCATCTACGAGGCAGGCACACCGGTGAAGTGGAAGATAGCAAACGTTTCGGGCGACAACAACCGCACCGCATCTTCGACCATCGTGAGCGGATCGGTATTGCTGACACAGCTGACACTGAACGGCCCCAACCGACAGAACGCCGACTACCAGGCAAGCATGCAGGGTTATGGCGCCTACGAGGTGGCCGCGTAAATATCCCACAAGGCCGCTCGCCTGCCCATTGCCTACGGTCCAACGCTTGGCAAGGCATGGCGGGCGGTTTTTCTTTTACCACATTAAACCCCAGAAGAAGATATGAAAACAAAAGAAATTACACTATGCGGCAAGCAGGTGATGGTGGCCTATTGCTTTGCCACCGAAATCGCGTTTAAGAAATTCACCGGTGTGAACCTCGACGAGTTTGATGCCACAAACCCCGAGCACATCATCTACATCATCCTTTCGGCCATCGCCACCTACTATCAGAAGGAGGGCACCGATGCACCCGTGAAAGACGAGAATCTGATGTACGACGTGCAGCCCCGCGAGCTGATCGACGCACTCAACGAAGTGCTGAAGCTCCGCGCCGATTGGTATCAGCTACCCAAAGGCGACACCATTGACGAGCAGAAGCCCGACTCCGACCGCAAGCGCCGCAAGCCAAAAAACGCCTAACCGCCTACGACCTTTATCAGCTGTTCGTAGGCGAGATAGGCATCCCGCGCCGCGAGTTTCTCTACGAGATAGAGCACTGGGAGGCTCGCCGCATCCTCGAGGGCTACCAAGCCCGACACCGCAATCTATGGAGCGCCACCCGATGGCAGACCTTCAAGCTAATGGAAGCACAGATGGGCACCGACGGCATGCACAAGAACAAACTCTTCAAGGCCGAGGACCTGCTGCCATTCCCCTGGGACTCGAAGGAGCCCGACGAACTACACGAACCCATGAGCGAGGAAGACGTAAAAAGCCTGCAAGCCGACATCGACCGCGCCAACGCCGAAGGCTCTCCGTGGTAGCTAATAAGGTAAACCCCCAACGCTTTGTTGGGGGTTTTTTGTATGGCAGATAATGGCACGATAGAACTAAAAGGGCTCAGTGAGTTTGAACAGAAACTGGCACAGCTGAAGACCGACAACCCCGGATTTGAAAAACGACTCCGAGAGGTGATCCGTAAGGTATTGGGCCACGCCCGCGCTAATCTGCGCAAGGATGCCGCCGACGGGCTGGGAATGGAGAGCGACCCACGCCAAGCATACAAGGCCGTGCGCTTTGCCGTATATAAGCGACTGTTTGGTGGTCAGCTTAATATCCTGCAATCGCGCCGCGCTGGAGCCATGCGGCTGTATGAGCCACCGCGCACACTCGACCCAAGCAAACGAGGAGGCAATCGCCGCCAACGTTCGCAACGCACCACCGACCTGATGAGCTACCAGGGCACCGATCGTGGATTTATTCTGCGATTTCTTAA